AAAAAAAAAAAATAATAAATTGACAAATAAATTAATTTATTATTTTTAATTCTAATACATTTAAATTATTAGTTATTAGTTATTAATTTACGAGAAGTAGAGAACCGAAGCGGCTTGGTTCTTGTAGACCGCGGTTGTAGTACCTACACATGTTACATGCACCTTACCGGCGAACTGCCCAAAGACAAGCTTAAGACGAATGGTGTCGAAGCGGTTCATTGGGCAACCGTCCGCGCCATATGGTGTCGAAGCAATTGGGAAAACATAGAAGTCGCGGCGAACACCATTGACCTTGACACCATCGACATTGTTGACCTCAAGACCCATGCTGGCTGCAGCAGAGCCCTGCATGAATGCACCCGGGAGAACTCCAGAGTGAGTGGAAGTATTGAGTAGGAGCTCTGCGCTCTTGAGGAAACTTTGTGTTAGTCCAGCCGAATCATCGGACGCCTCCGAAGTAATAATAAGATGCGATGCGAGTAGCGAGAAAGAGTCAAGCTCAACTGTAACGGATCTGTTGGGGCCAGCGGTATCGCTGTGTTCGGCGTGCTGAGTAAGGTGAATGGTTTTAGCAACAGTGTTATTACGAATCTGTTCGCGCTCAGCATTGGTCATGATGTGCTGACGATTCCATAGCTGAACCTGAAGATCAGCGAGGGTGCTGTTTGGAATAGAGGCTTGGTCCGCGTAGCTAAGCTTAACACGTACAGACTGGTGGGGGGCACCCGCAACAAGATGGGCGCGCGCGGGGCCGCCATTAGTGAAAGAGTAAAGTGGGAACCAGCATACTAGAGTACGCTTCGCGGTGCCGATCGCGGTCGGGTCGGCCATGTCAACGAGTGCTGCATCGAGGACCTGTTTACCGCGGGCCTGGGCGTCGAGAATACCGTAGGCACCATTCGATAGCTGAGTAGCCGCCATAGCAATGATATCCGCGTTCTCCATGGTCTGCCATGTGGAATTACCGACCATAATCTCGGCGCGGTCAATTAGACGAGCAAGAGCAAGAGCTGGTAGCTCCTTTTGGAGCGCCCCCGTGGCATCCATCGTCACACCAACCTGAACACGGACGTACATGTCGCCGATAGCATCAACGTCGTTACTGAAGGTGAATGTCTGGGACGAACCCGGCGACGAGCCAGTGGTCGAGGGCTGAATCTCTACAAAGTTCGAGCCATATAGAAGAGTGCGCGATGTCTCCGAATCGGGGTGGAAGTCGGTGACAATGTCGACGCCATCGGAGTCAACTAGGTCAACAGCAGTGCGCTGCGCCTGATGTCCAGTTCCGGTGTGTCCAGCGATGGGTGCCATTGCTCCTTGTCCAGTCATTTTTTTATTATATAGAAAAGAAATTAATTTCTAAATTAATTTATTAAAAATTAAATTAATTTAATTTATTATTTTTTTTTGATTTAAAGAAATTAATTTGCAATCTGTTGACTACATTCACCTCCAACATAAGTTACAATATTAGTACCTACTGCGGTAATATTAAATATAGTACTATTATTATTGTTTGTGCCGCCTAACATAGCTTCATCATATGTTATTACAAGTTTCTTATTAGATAGTTTAGAAAGTACCAAAGAATCTGTCCCAAATTTTTCAGAAGCTAATGGAATGCAATAAATTGGGAACTCACTAATACAGTTCAAACCGATTAATTTCTTTGCGTTAGATTTTAAATAAGAAGATGATAATTTTCCAGTAACACTAGAACCATTAATAAATAATTCAATGTATTTTACAAAATCATGAATTCCAACTGTTATACTTGAACTTCTTGGTCCGCCAAATGCTTTAGAATAAACAGCATGTGCCGTCGCAGAGGTAGCCTCTGAATCAGTTCCTTGTCCATATGGTGTAACGAGCGCAGTTATAAGTAAATGAGATGCATTAATAGAAAAATCGTTAATTTTGGATATATTAAGTGTTTTTTCCAGAAAATTTGTTGAATTTATTATATTAGAATCAAGATTCACTGCTACACTCTGGGATGTATTAATTACACTATTAATTATATTTTTTGATATATAATTCTTTTCGGGCTCTGTGAAGTGGTGTTTCTTTATTATCAATTTTGGATTTTTTAAATTTAGGGTATCGGCGATATTTGTAAAAGATACATTAGAACGTAATGTATTATAAAAAATTTTTACGATAATGTCATTGTTTGGAGCTGCATTTTGTATAAAAGTGTTTAATTTATCTCCTGATCCACAGAAAAGTTTTAAATCTATAGATCCAGATATACTATATTTTCCAACCACAAGACTATAATTAGAAACATGAGACTGCCCAGAGCCCGCCGAGGTATCAAGATTAGGTCCTTGAACGCTACAAGCAGTTTCAAAAATTTCATCCGCGGATGAAAAATTTTCTGTTACGTTCCTCGCAAAGATGTCTTCCCCTGTTAACGTCTGCCATATCTGATTTCCGACTCTAACTTCTACTTTCTTTATGATTTCAAATCCTATAGTTTTTGAAAGAGAACTCGTCCCATTTCCATCATAGTCTAATTCAAACAAAAAGGACACCTTTGATATAGCATCTGCATCATCGGGGATTCTGAATGTTTGATACCCTGTTAATTGACTTAGTTTAGTGTTTGTTCCAATGTCGATTTCGCCTTCTATAACAACATCATTACATCCGTGTAAATAAGTTCTAGAGGGCATACTTAAAAAACTAGAAACCACGTTTTCGTCTTCAATAGGAGTTATAGTAGAAGTTACAGATTGAATACCAGTATCCTTGTATGTAACAAATGGTAATGTGGCTCCAATTGGCATTTATACTTTAACACTATAAATATATTTTTTTTTGAACGTTTAAAAATATATTTTTAAATAAATGTTTAAAAATAATGAGCCATTTTGAATGTAAAGTTAGTGATCTTATGAAAGAAAACGATCCTATTGAAAAACCTAGTGTTAAAATAGATGAATATACGAAACCTTCTTTAGAATCAGAAAATTCTACTTCCAAGAACTTATTTGAAGTTTTAGATAATATTAATAATATCAAAGCGTTTATAGTGACACTATTAGTATATCTAATATTTCAATCTGAGTTATTTGTTAATATACTTATCAATACTTTTGATTTTTTGAACTCGTCTGGTAGACTAAGTCTAATAGGAAATGTAATACTTTTTAGTATTACATTGTTGACTTTTTCTTATCTTTCTTAGATGGTCCAGCAAAATTTGGTTTACCGATTAAATTTCCTTCTATTTTTTCTAGCATGCTAATAATACTAAAATCTTTTATTTCAATTTTAATATTTGATTTTGGTGTTTTCCACCCAAGCGCACTTTTTAGTGTCATAGAAATGGGTACAACTTTTGATGAATAATCCCTACAACATCCGAAGTTTCCCATTCTTTCAGATCTACATCTTTGGCAAAAACCAAACGGAGTTATTTTAAAGAATATATGATTGTTACTGTGATAATCATCAATATTTTGACAGTATTTAGACTTTGATTCTATAATGTAAATTTCCTTGTCTTTTATTTTAATTATCTTGCGTAAATCTTCAAGACGATACCCACATGCATAATTTACAAAAAATCTTCTTATAGCCCTTTCTACATTTGTATCTTTTTCTATTATATCAAAACCAGATGATTCATTTGTGTATTCGTCTTCTGACGTATACTCTGGCAAAACATTGCATTTTGTTATTTCTGTCTCATGAGATCTAATAGATGTATCTTTTAATGCTTTTAAAGATTTTTCTTTATACATTTTTGTTAATTCGTCTGAGTATTCATTTCCAGAATAAACAGAATGAATTACATAAACTCTATCTTCATATTTTTTTTTACCATCTGATATACTACATTTATCTGCACCTAGAAGTCTTAAACCATTGTGTTCATAAACAGATTTATCTATTATTTTTTCCCAGTTTTCATAAAATTCTGGTATCTTACCAAAAATAGTTGTAAATCTAACAATTATCGTGCTTCTGATTCTGTTAGCAATTTCCTTATTAACAAGGATTTCTGGCCAATGAAAATGATAACCCTTTTTAATATATTCTAAAGAGTCTCTTTTAATATTTTTGTCTCTGTTTGCATTTGTTATTATACACATTGATTCGACGCCATATATATGATTAATGGTATCTTGAATGGTTTTAATATATTTAGACATATCAAAATCTTCACTAGTCAAAACATCAAAATCTATGAAAAGTTTAAATATATCAGTTTTAAGCTCTACTATACAATTTTTTTCTATTATGTTTTTTGTATATATCTGCTGAAAAATTTCATAGTCTTCTGTTAGATCAATTTTTCCTCCATCAAGCATAAAATGTGTAACTTTTCTGTCACTAGTCTTTACTATTTTATCACAAGAATATAGCCATCTTATAAGAGGATTTTTATTATCCATTATAAATCTATATATTTCACTACTTTATATATTTTTTACATTTTGAATTTAATTGTAATACTTCGAGATGTTGTATATATACCTTTTACAGCAGACGGAGAAAGAACAGTTCTGCGTTCTTTATTTTTACTATTCATAGTATTTGTCATATCTAAGTCTATCAATTTAATATTGTTAAGCGCATATTCATGTATCTTATTTTCTATAAACCATTTAAAAAAATTTAACTGTCCAACTGTTGTAATTATATAATTTGAATTTTCACTTTTTTCGTCGTATACTTTCCAAGATAATGTATTAACATTAATCATGAGTCTTTTTTGTCTACAAAATGGATCAAAAAATCTTTTAGAATAAGCTTTTAATTGATTTTTGTAATCAAGATAAATGTTAAAATATCTTATTTCTTGATCTTTTTGAAGACTATATATAATGTTATACTTCTTTGAATAATTTGTAACTAACCAATCTATTAATCTAAGACTAAGAGGAGTTTTTTGTTTTAGAATATCTTCTAAGAATCTTAATTTATTCTTATAAAATAAAAGCAGATAGTTTATAAGTGTTTTTTCTTTTTCTGAAAAATCCATTAATTTTAATTATAAAGACAATCTTTAAATTTATTTAAAGAGTCTTGATATATTCTTTTATAATAATGAGCTTGCTAATTACAGATGAAAAAGTTAAAAAACAAGTTCAGTTTTATATAAATAATAAATTAAGGTGTAATTATACAGATTTTGTATTTCCAATTTCAAATATAAATTTTATTAAAAGAGACAATATTCATAAAATTAAATCTGGATATAATTTTTTAGTAAACAATTTTAATTCTAAACATGGTATTTTTATACTTTATAAGAATGAAAATAACGAAAACAAACAATACATTTTATTTAAAAACGGAGACTTAATAGAAACTAATATTAACTGTGATGAATCTTGTTACGAGGATACTATTCTAGAAGTTTTTTATGAAAACGAAAAAATTAAAATTTGTGATGTTTTTTGTTATAAGGGTATTAAATTAACTATTTATAACTTTACAACTAGATATAACAAGGTGTTAGAAATTTCAAATGATTTTCAAGATTTAGACATTACCATTCGTTTTTATAATCAAGAACTAGACGAAACCGAAGAGATTTACATAATTCCAGAATATAATTGTTTTCTTACAAAGTTTGTTCATTGTTACAAATGGAGAAACCCAGAAAATGTAAATTTCTGTCTTAAACTTAAAAACACCGAAGACTCGGTTGAACTTTATAATTCAAATTTTAAGAACGAAGTATTATTTGCAAAAATTAATGGGTCGTGTGCAGATAAAATTAAGAATGAATATACAAAAGATTGTATAGTTAACGTAAGTCTAAAAGGTGGACTCCTAGATTTAGTATCAGAGTCTAAAGAATATATTTACCCAACAAGTCTAAGATTTATCGAAAACATCTTAAGTTTTATACAAGAAGATATTAAATTATGCGATTTATTTATGTAAAAAAATATAAGATTGTTATAAATATGGGTAGACGTCGTCTAAGATTTAATAAACAACCAGAACCAACTCCAAATATAAGAAAAGGTTTTAGTGGAAGAAAATAAATACTTAAAATTAAATAATATAATAAGTCTTTTAAATTTATTATATTATTTTGAGTTATCAATTTATATGTAAGGCATTCATCTACAAGACTTGCGAGCCTTACCAGCCTTGCGAGCCTTACCAGCCTTGCGAGCCTTACCAGCCTTACGAGCCTTGCGCTTCTTAATTGGC